GCGTCCCATATCGCGGTGGAGAGCGTCCAAGGCCAAACCTATGTGGCGGTCCTGGAGCACGTCAAATCGCTGCCAGAGCGCAGCTTACAGCGCAGAAAGGACTATCTCTCGCGGTATGCCATGGCCCGGGTAGAGGGAACCCTCTGTCGCCTATTGGAGCTTTGAGCCATGTGGGAGATCACCGTAAAGCTGCGGCCCATTCCGTCCAGTGTCGAGAATCCCGAAGGGACGCGGGAGGCGATTGCCTGTGACCTGGAGAAATACGGGACCGTGCGTTATGTGGACATCAAAGACAGCGCATTCAAACCAGAACAGATAAAACTGGAGGAGACGACATGATTCTAACCGGCAATGAAATCAAACTCCAACGGGAGGCGGGCAACATCGTCATCAGCGATTGGGAGGAATCCCGGTTGGGACCAAACAGCTACAATCTTCGGCTGTCCCCCGAGCTGATGGCCTACAAGGAGGCTGTCCTGGACCCAAAGCAGGACAACCGGACGGGGCGGCTGGTGATCCCGGAGGAGGGCCTGGTGCTGCACCCCGGGCGGCTCTACCTGGCCAAAACCGTGGAATATACTGAGACCCACAACCTGGTCCCCATGCTGGTGGGCCGGTCCTCCATTGGACGCCTGGGCATCTTTGTCCACGTGACCGCCGGGTTTGGCGATGTGGGCTTTTCCGGGAACTGGACCTTGGAGCTGACCTGCGTGCAGCCGGTGCGGGTGTACCCCGGCATGGAGATTTGCCAAATTTATTATCAGACCACCACCGGCGAGATTTTAAGCCAATACCACGGAAAGTACCAGGGCAGCCGGGATGTGGTGGCCAGCCGGATCTATCAGGAATTGTCTGGTGGTGATTGAATATGGGAACGCATACAGAAGCAGATAGAGAATTTGAAAGGCGGCGTAGAAAGGTCAGACGGGAGAGCGGCCTATGCACTATCTGCGGAAGAGAAGACGCCTACACAATGGCTGGGAGAGCGATGTGTGAATATTGCAATCAAAAGTCAAGGCGTTGGAGCGAAAACAAAAGAAGCAAACCAGAATACGCAGAAAAAATGAGGGAAGAAAGCCGAAAGCGGTATGCAAAAATGGTCGAAGAAAACATTTGCCCGAATTGCTACAAGAAAAAACCTAATGACGGGCATTCCCTCTGTGAGCGGTGTCGCATAAAGCATAGGAACCGTGAGCGAGAAAAACGAAATCAAGAGGGTCAAAGGACTTGGGAAATGGCGCTGAGTGGAGAAACCTGTTTTTTCTGCAAATCTCCCGATGTTGTGCCGGGGAAGAAATTATGCCAGGCTTGCATTGATAAGCGGGTAGCATATTTGCACGGAGGGAAGCAAGGTGAGAGAAAAAAAGAGCGAGATCAAAACCTGCCCGGTGTGCAAGACGAAATTCCTTGCGATCGCTAAAAACGAAATTTATTGCAGCAGAAAGTGCTATATCGCTAAGCGGTATGGAAAGCCAGCGAAGAAGAAGGAGGAGACCCCATGACAAGAAAAGAAATTCTCGCCGCTGCGGAGAAGTGCGTGTGTGGAGATCGGGAGCAGGATTATGGAATTCCAGAAAATAGCTTCCGTTTGATTGCGGAATTTTGGCACACCTACCTCAGTGCGAAGTGTGTTGCCGCTGGGGTCCATGTGCAGTTAGACCCGGAGGATGTGGCGGCCATGATGGCCTTGCTCAAGATTGCCCGGGCATCTGTAAACCCTGAGCACATTGATAGCTGGATTGATTTGGTCGGATACGGTTGCTGCGGAGGAGAAATAGCGACAAGAGAAACCGATGTAGGTGGGGAATATGAAAAAGATTGATTATGGGAAAGATTACTTCGTTTCCGAAGACGGAAAAGTTTTCTCGAAGAAGCGCGGGAAAACAAAGGAGTTAAAGCCGATAAAGAAAGGGCATGGAGGCTACGTAAAGGTTAGGCTGTACGATGATGGGAAATGGAAAAATTTTTTTGTCCACAGGCTTGTTGCTGAGGCATTTATAGAGAATCCCAATAATTTTCCGATTATAAACCATATAGACGAAAACAAATCTAACAATAATGTTAGGAATTTAGAATGGTGCACGACGAAGTATAATGTAAATTATGGGCAAGCAAGAAGGAAAATGAGTGAATCCATGAAAGCGCACTTTGAGAAAAATCCGTCAGAATATGATCGAGTGCGAAAACAGTTGCTTGGGCGGTCTCTATCGAAAGAGAGTAGAAAGAAAATTGCATCTAAATTGTCTATTCCGGTTGAGTGCTTGCAGAATGGAGTTGTTGTTAGAAAGTATAGTTCAACTAAAGACGCGGCAGAAAGTATAGGGGCTGATTCATCAAATATTTGCGCAGTGCTGAAAGGTCGAAGGAAAAGAACAGCCGGGTACGAATGGCGCTACGCAGCTTGCGGCGGGGAATTGGCGACGCTGGGGGGGAAAGATTGAGTATCACAAAAGGAATGTTTACCAGCACAACGGATCTCTGGGAAACACCGCAAGCATTTTTTGACCAACTCAATGCAGAGTTTTGTTTTTCCCTGGACGCATGCGCTCTGCCGTGGAATGCGAAGTGTGAAAGATATTACACCCCAGAGCAAGACGGATTGTCTCAGCCCTGGACCGGTGTTGTATGGTGCAATCCTCCTTATGGACGGAAGATCGGGAAATGGGTCGAAAAAGCGGTTGCCAGCGTTTCAGAAGGTGCCACGGTCGTGATGCTGCTGCCAGCCAGAACGGATACGCAGTGGTTTCACCGGTACATCTATCACCAGGCAGAGATCCGGTTTGTGCCTGGACGTCTAAAATTTGTCGGCGCCAAATGGAATGCACCGTTTCCGTGCATGGTTGTGATATTTAGGCCGGGGAGGGAAGAACAGAGATGACGCAGGAGGGGATGGAGTGAGCCTAAAAGATTTGATTGCTGATGTGAACGTCAACGAGATTTGCGAACACATCGAAACCGAAACATTGTCAGAATGGGTAAACGCACGGCAGGAAGCCGCCCTCTCCGCCCTCCGTCCTGTCAGCCGGGAGCAGGTGGAGAAGGTGTGGAGGGGGAAGTGGAAATATAGTCATACAAGCGAAATAGATCATTTTGCTGTTGTTAAATGCTCAAAGTGTGGATACGAAGCGTTTGCGATCTCCCTTTTTGTGAAAGATGGAAATTTCTGTCCTTCCTGCGGCGCTCCCATGACGGACGAGGCCGTGCAGATGGTGATGGAGAGATTGGAGGCGCTGTATGGAGATAGGTGACAGGGTCGTTTGCATGGTGAGCGGTGTCCGGGGCGTGATAACAAAAATCTACACCCCGACCGCCTCAGCAATGCAGATTATGGTGTGTACAGATGATGGGCGATTGTATCATGCTCCGTATAGTACATGGAGATTGGAGGCGCTGAAAGATGGCTGATATTTGCGACAGTTGTGCTTTCGAGGATGTTTGCCCAAGTGCTCACTTTAACATAACCGAAGCAAGTAAATGTGCATTTTATAAAAGCATTCGGAGGGATAAACCAGACGGGACGTGGTGGAAGGAGACGCTGAAAGATGAATGATATCAATCAAGACATAACCCGCATGATCGTTGAGATGAGGGAGCTTGGAAAGTTGCCCGCACCGTGCAAAGGTGGAAGCCACAATAACCTGTTAAGATATAACAAGCTGCGGGACCGGATTCTTGATAAATTCTTGTCCGCATTTGATGAGGGATATAGGTTGAAAAATTCCAACCGCCCGCCGGAGGGAGAGGAGGACACCTGATGAACATTGAGAAGTTGATTGAGCAGTTAAATGGATATTTTGAAGGGAAAGAATTGGGAAGGGGCGCTGCGCTTGATGCTGCTACCGTCCTCTCCACGTTCCAGGCTGAAAATGAGAAGTTGCAGAAAATGTACCAGGAAGAAAAAGTGGTTTGTCATGCAACCCAAGTTGAGTTGGAGAAAGTCCGTGAATCTTTAGATTTTGCTCGCACAAAAGACGCTGAAATTTTACGGCTTGGAATGGAGTTGGGTCATCTAAAGAAGCATATGGAAAGATTAACTCATAGGCTTGGCAATGGAGAAATTACATGCAATATGGCAAGAGATGATTGCAGGAAGATGGGCGGAGATTGTCAGATAGATAGTAAAATCCTTGACCGCCTTGCTGCTTATGAGGAAACGGGCCTGGAGCCGGAGGAGATTGATCGTATACTTGATGCTTATGGGCGCGGGATGACTCTACGGACAGAGAACGCTCAGAGATTGGAAATCGTAAAGGACATCAAAACTACCCGTCTCCGCGAGCTTGCCCAGGCGGACAAAGAGGGGCGGTGCGTGGTGATGCCGTGCCAACCTGGGGATAAAGTTTCATACAAGAGTAGCACAGGGTTTTGGTGCAATGCGGTTATTAAGGATTACACGCCTGAAAATATATTTATCACGGCGGAGACTGAAATCCCGAACGCAGAGCCGTTAAGTCATACATTCTCGATTTTGGAAATTGAGGCCGCACTACGGAGGGAGCAGGATGGATGATTTTAGAAAGTGCAATTTCTGTCAGTACTATGATGAATACGAAGGCTGTGAGTGGGGTTGTGACAATTACGAAGATTTTAAGCCTGCAAAGTTGCGCATGGTCGAGTTTGCAAAAGAGCATGACATTTCTGTTGCAGACCTAATTGCACTGATTGAAATGGGGTGAGTCAGAATGAAGGAGTACATCGAGAGGGCACAGCTCTTAAAAAATCTTGGGTATGATGAAACAAGACGAGCTGATGTCCTTCCTGGGTCAACGTTTGATATTGTTCTGAAAGAGCCCGCCGCCGACGTTGCGGAGGTGAGGCACGGGAGATGGGAGTTTTTAGGGCCAAATAGACTAATTAAAAGTTGTATGTGTGGAACTTGCAGTGTTTGTCATGTTAGGTCAGTATACATCGTAAATACTGCGATTTGCCCCAACTGCGGCGCTCCCATGGACAAGGAGGATTAAAAATGAAAATACACATCCCAGCTTTTAAGGCGATGGCCAAGTGCAACGAGCATATGAACCACGGACCGATTGATATTGACCTAGGGCCTGATGTGGTGGAGGTGGTACGCTGTAAAGATTGCCAATATTACCAGGACGCAAAAATCAACAAGAAGGGATTTCTGATTTGCCCAGCGTCCGGAATGGAAATTACCGAAACGGACTATTGCTCTTATGGCGCTCGCATGGGCAAGCCAAGAATTTGCGAGGTGCTGGGGGTGGAGGTAAACCAGAACTTCCAGTTTAATGACTTCCCATTTGACGAGCCGAAAACTTATTTTGTCGGTGCAAATGGAGAAATCAGAAATGCACGTGGTGGAGAAGTAACCTCCAGCGAACTTTGTTACATTATCAACAACGCTGATTACATCATCCGCAAGCCCCGCTGGACGGAAGAAGAGATAGTGATAGCAGAGCTTATTTTGAGTTTATATGAGAGAAAAGACATTGTTTTTGGACGTTATGAGAATGGACAACTATGGTGGAAAGTAGGAAACAGAGCGAAAAATGATTTTCCAAATAAATTTTTCCCATCTATTCGTCCGAGCAATGAGTTTGATTTAATTGAGATCATCGGAGGCGCAGAATGAGAGAGATCCTTTTCAAAGCTAAGCGGCTGGATAATGGCGAATGGGTGGAAGGATATCCGGTATATGACCGTGCTGATTGCACCTTAAAAAGGCAAGGGAAATGCCAGTGCGCCCATGATGGTAGTCTAATTACGTTTTTCGGCTGGATTGATAACCTCCACGAGTACGATGAAGTTGAGGTTGACCCCTCCACGGTCTGCGAGTACACCGGAATAACTGATAAGAACGGAATGAAGATTTTTGAGGGGGATATCATCCATTGGGCGAACTGGAACGGCGAACAAAAAGAATCCCCTGTATGCTATGACCAAGAGTGGAATAGATTTTGTGTTTGGTTGAATGGCGCTGAAAGCATGGGCGTAAATATACATCTGTCAACGAGCGGAATTGAGGTCATCGGCTCCATCCACGACGGGGAGGGCGGACAGCATGAGCAGTAAAATCCTTTTTCCAACTTCCAATGTCTCTCCCGATCAGGCCGTAAATATTATAAAAACAGGACTGAACAATGAATACATCCCCATCAAAACAAGGAGACTTGCCATTGAACAGGTGGCATACATGGAGAGGTGCAGTAGCGTCACAAAAGACGAGTTAGCGAAGGCTTTGTGGTGGCTGCTTGACCACTACAACTTTGATAAAGACGGGTTAGTGGAGGTTCTGCGGTGGGTGTTTAACCACTACGATCTTGATGAGGATATTTGACAGCATGAGGGCAATGAATGACAATCTTAGCGATTGACCCAGGGGACAAGCAGAGCGCCTATTGCTTCATAGACAGCGAAGATTTACGTCCGCTGCGGTTTGGCAAAGAACAAAATGCTGTGGTCCTTTTGATTCTCCAGTTGGAGAAGTATGATCTTGTAGTCATTGAACGCTTGGCAAGCTACGGCATGCCGGTTGGACGCAATGTTTTTGAAACCTGCGAATGGGTGGGGAGATTCACGCAAGCAGCACAGAAGCCAGTGGACTACATATACCGCCAGGATGAAAAGCTCCATCTCTGCCATGACAGCAGGGCCAAGGATGCCAATATCCGACGAGCACTGATTGACCGATTTGCAACCCATGATCTGAAAAACGGGAAGGGGACGAAAAAGAACCCAGATTGGTTCTATGGGTTCTCTTCCGATGTATGGGCGGCGTATGCGGTTGGAATTACGTACACAGAGACAAAATTAAAATTGTAAACAAAGTGTTAAGATCGTCTAACAATTTGACCGAAATGGAGGGCTGCGATATAATTTAGACAGGAAATGGTTTTATACATACGCAGGCAAAGAAAATTCATTTTCTTTGCTGCTATGTATAAAACAGAAGATTTTCTTCCTCCTTCGCCCGGCTCCGAGGCGGTCTCAATATCGGGCGTACCTCCTTTTTCTTTGGGAGCGCGAGCCTTGTTCTCGCCTCCCTATCACCCGGCCAGAGCGGATTTTGGTGCAACTCCAAAACGGGTGACCATTCCCAGCTGGGGAAATTTGATGGAAGGAGATTGTGCTTCCACCGAATCAGCAAATTGCTTTGCGGCCGCGAAGCGAACCGAAGCACGTACTATTCGACATTTTGCTGAAAACTTCGCTGGGGTGCTAAAGTACACGGTGCCCATGGATAAGGTGTACGACAATTTAAGCATAGGTACGTGTGACGGTGTAAACAGGCCCGCGGAAAGCCTGACAAAACCCGCAACATACCCCGCAAGGGGTATCTGGTCCGCTATCTCAAATGGTCAGAGCGCCCGGCTCATAACCGGGGACATCCTGGTTCGACTCCAGGGCGGACCACCAAAAATAGATTTTTATTGATGAGGTTAGTTATGGCTGCACGGTTGACAGATAAGCAGAAAAAGAAAATAGTGGCTGATTATCTGGAACTTGGCAGCTACAACGCAGTTGCCAAAAGAAATCATGTGTGTGGGGAAACTGCTCGGCGTGTCGTGGAGGCATCTGAAGATTTCGCAGAGAAACTTAGACAAAAAAAGGAAGAAAATACAGCCGATATCCTGGCCTACATGGAAAGTCGCAGGCAAGCAGTATGCGATATTATTGAGGTAGGACTTTCCGTTCTTCCAGAGAAGATTCAGAATGCACGCAGCGCCGCAGAGGTTACGACAGCGCTTGGGACACTGATTGATAAATTCACAGCATTTGGCGGTGGGCCTGGGAACGATGCCAAGGAGGATGGCTTGAGCCAGAGTTTGAGAGAACTGGCGGAAGGGTTGGAAAGCGATGAAAATTAGTGTTTTAGGGACTGAATACACTATTGAGTATAGAAATAAAATTCAAGATATATTGTTAAATGATTGTGATGGATATTGCGATAAAACAAGTAAATGTATTGTTATCGGGGAAAAGGAAAACGATAGTGAGTTATCTGACTTTGGCCAATATCAGAGGAAAGTTTTGCGACATGAAATAATCCATGCATTTTTATTTGAAAGTGGGTTGCATGAGAGTTGGCAACATGAGCAAGGCCATGACGAGAGCTATGTGGATTGGATTGCTGTGCAATATCCAAAGATGAAAAAAGTATTTGCAGAGGCAGGATGCGATGATTAGTCCACAACAAAAGAAAATCCTTGCATTCCCATACTCCAAATATGATGCCATTATCTGCGATGGTGCTGTTCGGTCCGGAAAGACATCTATCATGATGTGGGCGTTTGTTCGCTGGGCCATGGAAAACTTCTCTGGTCAGCGGTTTGGTATTTGTGGGAAAACCGTTGATTCATGCTCAAAGAATATTATTGTCCCTTTCACAGCTATGACGCTGGCAAAAGAAAAGTATACCATGCGTTGGCGCCGGTCAGAGAAGATACTTGAGGTGCGCCGGGGAACTACGACAAATTGGTTTGAGGTGTTTGGCGGCAAGGATGAAAGCAGCGCAGCACTGATCCAAGGGCGAACGCTGGCAGGTGTTCTATTGGATGAGGTTGCGCTTATGCCCCGTTCCTTCGTGGAACAGGCCCTGGCGCGTTGTTCTGTAGATGGAAACAAGAAATGGTTCTCCTGCAACCCAGAAAGTCCGCAGCATTGGTTTTATTTGGAATGGATTAAGAAGCATGATAAAAGAAATGCACTGTATCTTCACTTTACCATGCGAGATAACCCAGGGCTGACGGAGAAGGTCATTGAGCAGTATGAATCCATGTTTTCCGGCGTGTTTTATGATCGGTTCATTAGAGGGTTGTGGGTTGTGGCGGAGGGGCTGGTGTATCCTATGTTTGATGAGAGAAACATTACGGACGAGGTGCCGGAGAGTGGTGAGTATTATATGTCCTGTGACTATGGCACATTAAACCCATTTTCCGCCGGACTGTGGTGCTGGAATGGCAAGGCGGCTACGCGGGTGCGGGAATACTACTACTCGGGGCGGGATGAACGCAGTAACAAGACCGACGAGGAATATTATATTAAACTGGAAAAGCTGGCTGGTAATTTGCCAGTGAAGTCCGTTGTCATTGACCCGTCGGCAGCATCGTTTATTGAGGTCATCCGGCGGCACAAGAGGTTCAGGGTACAAAAGGCAGTCAATGATGTGATTCCGGGGATTGCTACTACGGCCCGATATATCCAAGACGGGACGATCAAGGTATGTCGGAGCTGCAAAGACGCGATCCGGGAGTTCGGCTTGTATCGCTGGGATGAAAAATCCACGGAGGACAAGCCTATCAAAGAGAACGACCATGCCATGGATGATATACGTTACTTCACAATGACCATTCTTCGGCATAAGGTGCGCAAGGCGGGACAACAGCAATATATCCCACTGTGGGAGAGGTGATTTTTTTGGTTACATATCAGGACCTGATTGCTGTAGGCAAGGACGAAAAGGCCAGAATAGGCTTTATCAGGCGGGCGATCAATAAGCACAAAGGCAGCGAGGCATATAAAATGGCGGTAGATGCTGAACTATACTTTAAGGGCGAGAATCCGACAATCAACCGCTACGAGAAAATTATATACGATATGCAGGGTCGTGCTCATAGGGATATGTACACGGCGAACCACAAGATCGCAAGCAGCTTTTTTGGACTTGATGTACGGCAAGAGGTTTCCTATCTCTTGGGCAATGGTGTGACATTTCAGAACGATGCAACAAAGGACAAACTGGGCAAGAAGTTTGACTTGGAAATAGTCAGAGCCGGGAAATATGCCCTGATTGCTGGCGTTTCATTTGGTTTTTGGAATCTCGACCATGTGGACGTGTTCAAGTTGCGGGAATTTGTTCCTCTCTATGATGAAGAGAATGGCTCACTGATGGCCGGCATCCGTTTCTGGCGGGTGGCGGAAGACAAGCCGTTGCGAGCAACTCTGTACGAAGAGGACGGATACACGGATTACATCCAGCGTAGCGGTGAAGATATGACAGTCAAAAAAGAAAAGCGGTCTTATATCCTGCATTTGCGTAGCACTGAGGCAGATGGGACGGAAATCTACGACGGCGAGAATTACCCATCCTTCCCAATTGTGCCACTAAAAAATGGTGAAGATGCTCTCTCAGAATTGACCGGAAAGAGAAATACTGTGGATGCGCTCGACCTCTGTACCTCCAACATGGTCAACAATGTCGATGAGGGGAATCTGATCTATTGGGTGCTGACTAACTGCGGTGGTATGGAGGATATGGATGATGCAAAGTTCTTGGACAAAGTGCGCACGACGCATATCGTTCACGCCGGGGTTGAGGGGGACGAGGGAGCAACAGCCGAACCGCACACCATTGAAGCGCCGTTCAGCGGTACTGAGGCGACCATCGACATGCTCAAATGTAAGCTGTACGAAGATTTCCAGGCGTTTGACAGCTCGGCGGTATCAGCTGGAAACCAAACGGCCACGGCCATTGCCGCCAGCTACACGCCTCTTGATCTCAAGGTAGATGACTTTGAGGCCAGCGTAACAGAATTTATTCTTGGGATTCTGGCCTTGGCGGGCATTGACGACGAGCCAAGCTATACCCGCAGCCGAATTATTAACAAGTCGGAGGAAACCCAAACCATCCTCATGGGCGCAGATTACTACGACGACGAGTACATCACCAAAAAGTTGCTGACCATCAACGGCGACGCCGACCAATACGACGCGCTGATGGAGCGCAAGGCGGCGGAGGAAACAGAGCGGTTGGAAGAAGAAACATTCCCACCGGAGGTGGAAGAGGAAACCGAGGTGACGGAGGATGCCGAAGCCTGATGAAGCCCATCGTCTGACCGAAAAGGAACTGGCCGCGCTGGAAAAGCGTATTGCCAAAGTCTACCGAGAGGCGCGGGACGAGCTTTCCGACGCTATCAAAATTTACTTTGAGCGGTTCCGTGAGCGAGACGAGGAAATGAAAGCCCTGATCGGCACGGAGATAAATGGCAAAGTCTGGACGGAGCAGGACTATAAGCAATGGCGGCTCAACCAGATCGGACGGGGAGAACGGTATCAGGCTCTGCGAGAGAAGATAGCGCAGCGCATGACAAAGGCAAACGAAGTAGCTATTGCCTATGTGAACGACGATATTGCGAAAATTTACGCAATGAACCGGAAATGGATGCAGGAACAACTTGCGAAGCCTATTCGAGACAATCTTACAAACGTGAATTTTTTGCAATGGAATGAAAAACTTGTCAGTCGCCTTATTGTAGAAGAACCAGACTTGATGCCATATTATCCCGCAAAAAAGGCACTCCGTAGAGGAATTGATCTTGCATGGGGGAAAAAAC